ATCAGGGCCGTACGTGTAGTCTGGTGGTTCCTGTGTGTACAATTTGTCTTTGTACTTGGGATCGCGGTACTTGGCAGCTTCGGTTGTTTTTTGTTCTGGTTTTTTGCCTGTTGGTGGCAGACCCATTCTCTTTTGCAAGTCACGGATCATGTCAGCGTCGTCACCGTGCCCCAATTTGTTTAGCACAGCGCCGCCAACTTTCTTGGCCATACCGCCAACTTTCTTGACCATATCACCAAGACCTTCGTCTATTAGACTCATGTCACGCTCATTTAGTTGTTGAGTTTCTGGCTTGTCATTAACTGCGGCCAGGCGTTTGTTTAAATCATAGAAAAAAGTCATTTTATTATCCTTTTGGGTGTGCGCCTGTGGCAGGCTTTGATGGACGTTTGATTGATGTCATGGGGCTCTTGTTTCCCATTGGCAACTCATTCGTAGTTTTAGCCGGGGGTGTTTTGCCACCTGCCACTGTGAAGTTTGAACGATAGGCATTTTTCAGCACCACATGATCTTGTGGCTCTGCTGAATAATCTTTCTTGAGGTTCTTTTGTAATTTATCATCTGCTGGATAATCAGTATCACTTAGCAAGTCTTTGTTTTGATCGGCAATCTTAACAGCCTCGGTGTCAATGCTTTCTTCGTAAGCAGTGGTTGCCATTACAATACGGTTTTCGTCCAGTCCCAACAGTCTAGCAATTTGTTTGATCTGTGGCTCAATGGCCGGATATTTAAATTCCACATCTATTCTTGTGACAGACTGATTGGGGAAAGCTGGGAAGTCTGCGATTACCGCACGAACTGGGGTGGTCTTGGGGCTTGACATGTTAACCACGTCAAACTGATCCATCTTTTCTTTAAAGTCTTTGAAAAAGTTGGCAGGCACATCACCTACTACTTTGATGCGGTATGCATATGTGCGTTCACTTTCTGCTAGATATTTTGCAAATGGTTTCATGTCAGTGTCCTATTTTATATTTATACTTTTTTATCTTTAAGCAACCGTTCCAATAAATCGTTACGATTCAACACTTGCCCGTGTGCTGTGGGCAAGTGTGGGTCTTCGGGTTGTTGCTGATCTATACGCATTTTTTTCAACTGTAAATCAATTACCTTGAGTTTTTTATTCATCTTGGCGGTTTTAGCGGTAATAGCATGCCCTAACATTGTGCCTGCTACATTAAAAATCTCGCTGGCAAATCGACTATCCACTTGCATGCCAAGATCCATGAGATCTTTGTAGCTATCTTGAGCCAATTGTGCTAGATTGTCCATTTCTACATCAGAAGCCGACAAATCACGAACAGTTGGCAATGCTATGTCGATCTTGTCAATGGCATCATCAAGCGTTGCTAGATGGATACGTGCTTCCTCAATGGTAGGTTTTTCTACTTGGGTTTCAATTTCAAGCGAAGAGGGCAGGTCAAAAAGGTCTTCTAATTTCCGTGTCATACGGATATTTATGGTTCAGCCGCGACCGTTGGCAAACATATCGTTTTCGGTGATCACTCTAAATGCAAGCCCTTGGCGAGCACACCACTTTTGTGCCGCACCCCATTTGGCATAGTTAATAGCCACCACAGCCCGGTCTCTTGAGCTCATTTTTGATTCAATTATACTTTGCTTTTTGGGTTTGATCTCAATCAATTCTGCATGCACAGTATTGTTTTTACTGCGGTAAGTGATTAGAAAGTCCGGCACATAGTTGCTTTTTTTGCCGGTTATGGGATTCATATAAGGAATAGCAATACTCTCACTGGCCCATTGTAGTACATTGTCGTTGGTATCACAAAATCTCATGAACGAATGTTCCCATCCGGATCTATAGCGTGGAGAACCACGTCCTACATATTTAGAAGGATTGATCACTGTGTACGGCCCTTGGGCCCAGCGACTCATTGCAATATCAACCGAGCAGCGTATTGGTTGGGAGTTGAACTGGCATTGACTCCCAACAATGTGGCTCGGCTGCGTATGGAGTTAAGGTAGTATGCAAGACTTGCAGTGAGTGTTATTCCTGTTTGGCCTTTCATTGCATCTAACAATGTCAATGCTGGAACGTTGGTATCTTGTGCCACTCTAAATAAACTCACCGTGAAATTACCAGCGGCCCGAGTTGTGGACATCACACTGCGAAAGTATGAGTATACAATGTCGTATTCGTCTGCTGGCACGTTGACATCATAATTGTAAAAATTGTCAAACACTCTAACTGTTAGGTCTTTGTTGGGATTGGCGTAATTCACTGTGCTCATGATACATTACTTCTACTGATGACATATTCTGTCTGCACAATAGGGGGAGTAGGAAAAAAGAATCCTGATGATTTTCCAGCCACGGCTCTCACAGCGCCTGGTACTGTGCCACCCACAATGGTTGGTATTCCCAGGGCAAGACTGTTGTTCACAGCAGTGCTGGACAATGATTTATTTTTGTAAGTGTTGTAAGCAGTGGTGCCTTGTTGAGTGGCCCCAATCAACCCCAATACTGATCCTGCTTGTAAATCTGATCTCATGATGTATTACTGTGGACCAGTATATAGTTGACTGCCTTGCCCAGTTATGGTATCAGTTGATGCTCGATTTCTTGCCAATGGACTGGGCTTGTCGTCATAGTGAGCTGGTCCGGCAAATCCTGGTACATCGCTGTTAGGAGAACCAATCATGTATTTGACTGTTTCATATGCCACTGTCATGCTGTGTGTCATGGTTCCGTTGCCTTGACTGTAATCATAAGTGTCATGCGAACATGCAGTGATCAATGGGTTGATCAGTATGTATTCTGCGTAAGGTCGTTGATATTCAAATCCAAAAATACGTATGTCTGTGAAGAATGCCGGTTTACCATTGGCTCCATCTGAAATACTTTCGCCAATATAACCCCAATCGTTTGCACCACCCATGCGATCTTGTTCGTATATATCTCTTGCAGAGTATCCAAATCCGTTTTCTCTATTGGCCTGCGGACCAATTGTACCATTGGTAGAATTGGTGTCTCCGTAATTATAGGTTGGATCCTTGTAGTAATAACTGTAATAATTGTACCACATGTTACGTACCACATCAGACGCATCGTCGTGAAAAGTTATGTTAACAGGGTCGTAGTTAATTTTAGTTTGAACAACCCGTTTGCGATTGTATTGATTTAGTGTTTCTGTAGTAACAGTGTATTTGGGCAAATCAATAGTCTTGACCAGTAAACTGATATTGTTTTGATCAGATAGTCCCATTGCTCCGCGCAGTTGTGGAATTTGTGCGGTATTCAAACTGAACACCACATGGAACAAGAATTTTAGGCGTGGTTTGAGAGCATAGCCAGCCGATCTAAATGTTCGGCTGGCATGATCATATATATGTAATCCTTGCCCCTTGTCAAATCCTTTATAGATCTGCTGGCCATATGATGAAATAGATGCCATTAGCGACTATCCCAAGTACTTGTGTTACGTCCCAGCGCCAGTTACTGTGCCGTCGGCTGTTCTGCCTCCAGAATCTGTTCCAACTCCTTCGCCGTCTCCCTGATTGGCATTATCATATGCAATAGTCAGTGCAATTGTTGCCACTGCACTTTCGGCATAACTCAACTGGCCATAGTCAGCAGACTTCAAATAACATCCATACAGGTTCCACGTCTCTAATACTATAGGTTCACCACCGCCGTTGCCACCATCAAGCACTTCTATTGTTGTTGTAAATTTATAATCAATACCAGAAGGAGCACTGGCCATTTCCAAAAAGTCCATTTGTTTCTGCAACTGTTCTCCAACCAGTTTGGTAACTGCGCCAGTGGCATCATCACGGATTTCACATGCAACATCGGCCCAGGTTGGTTTGCCAGCCAATTTGAGAGTGGTGTTGTAAATTGGTATGGTTATGTCTTCAAAACTCAGATTGGGCCGATTTACAGTCATCACCTGTTTGGTGAGTTCTACTGTATCGCCGGCTATTCCGAAATTTTCAAAAAACACACGGAATCTGTATTTTAGTTTGGGCATGAGCAGAGCCGAGGTGGCTCCATTTGCCGGAACTGTCATATTGTTTAGTGATGCGCTTGACATATTATCATTATCTCCTGTTACATTTATTTATCTAAATTGGTGGGTGTAAAATTACCCACCAATTTTATTAAGCGGCCTGCCCTGCTATTTCACCGGTATTTTTAATACGCAACGGAATATAGATAAATTCCACTGATTTTACTGGTTCAATTGCAATGTCCACCCACATTTCGTTACGATCGATACGTGCAGGAGTGTTGTTGCTCAAGTCGCATACTACCAAATAATCATAGATAGCACGTTTGGACTGTAAATCAATCATCAAGCTGTTGACTGCGTTGGTCATTTCTGCTCGAGTGATATTATCATTAGGTTCAAACAAAAATAACTTGCCAATTTCTTCAAGTCTACCACGCAAGAATGCAACCAGTCTTGCCACGTTGATACGATCCAATGCACTGGTAATACTAGTGGTAGTTTTGTTACCAAAGTTGGTTATACCCACACCAGGAATGAATGTGATTGGATTGATATCATTTTCATACAACACATCACGCACACCTTGACCCACATTGATCTGTTGGAATTCGCCCGACTGTGAATCAATATAGCCAATGGCAATGGCATTGTCAACTACACCTCGACGTGTGCCAGCTGGTGCAAACCATGGATAGCTCACCGCATCGCTGCGAATAATGGTACGCATCATCATGTGACTTGGTGCAGTTACTACAGGATTGCCACTTAGGTCTGTGGTCTGGCAACTGGGATAGAATGTGGCCATATACTGGCTGGCATTGACCAATCCGTCTTCGTTGTCAAAACCCAATCCTCCATTATTGGTAGCCCAGGCAGTGAGTGCAGTACCAGTGTTAGGCAGTCTCATAGGAGTGTCGCCAACCACAAACAATGTGTTGTTACGTTCGTTGCTTAGAGCAACCATGTTGGGCATCAACTCAGGATAGGCAGTGGCAGCAATCAACGAAAACTGTGCTTGTTCTTCTCTTGCAGCAAGACTGGTGTCAATACCAGATTTCATTGCTTGCACAATCAGCTGACGTTGTGCCCAATGTCCGCTCCACATGGCTCCATTGTCTCTATTGCCAGATGCAGTTAACCAGGTACTGGTTACAGATGGCAATGTATCATCAGGATAGTCAGCGGAATTAAAGTAATCACTTTGATAACTCTTGACATTATAACCTGATCGACGTGTGTTGAACAACAACATGCCCTGGGGATACAATGCAGGATCTGGTGCATCTAAATCAAGATAATCACTGGTCAACAAGCTGACAATGGTAGGAAATGCACCAGCTATTGGATCTGTAGTTCCATTTGGCGCCCATCTTGCATCAGCAAATAAAATGCCGTTTTGTGTGGCCTGGTCGGAAGTATCAATTTCCACCCACTGATCCACGCCTGACACCACATCCCAACGATAGAGTTTGGGATAGTTATCTAAATCACTGGTATCAATCCACAGATCACCATATACCAATGCTGACAATGCCGCATCATCTTGTGTGGTAGGTGCGGTGGCAGCAACAATTGGACCGTCAGCGTTGGTGTTACTAAGATCAAATCCTCGCACATCGTTGGTACAATTTTGATAACCCACCCAGTCGCCGTTGTTTTGTATCATGATGTCAGCGTCACTCACGTCGCTGTAATACCACAGACGGCCATCTGCTGGATCTTGATCTGGCGCTGTACTGCTAGGTGTGTATTCAAATGTTGGATCGCCAACCCAGTTGCTCAATACCAGGGCACCATTGGTTGTAGTAGATGCACGAACTCCAGTGGTTGCAGTGGTAAACCCGGCCGTGGTCACTGGAGTTCCAGTCACATTCAACAGCGTGATATCACCACCTTGGCTGTGAGTAAACACTATGGCTCCGGCAGAATTAACACTGGCGCTCACATACGGAACATTTGCTGCACTCACTGCTGTGATAAACGCAGCAACTGTTGTGCTGGCCAAAGTGGCTGTGCCAGTATTCAAAGTAGATTGACCGGCTTCGGTAGCAGATATTGTAAAACTATTTGCCGAAATAAACGGTCCAGGTGTGGTATCACCGCCAGTGATCACCGTGGCACCAAGAGCAACTCTTTCTAGAATTAGCAAAGTAAATTTTTCGTCTGTAGAAACCGTTGTGTTAGCATAGTATTGCACAAAAGTTGTGCCTACTGGAATTGCACTGCCGCCGCTTACCGGATCCAGTGCATAGATTGCCGCGCCTCCGGTCAAATATGCCGGGCAGGCCTGAGACACAAACGATGCCAGTGCTGAACTGTATTTTTTAACGCTGAGACTCAATCCATTGTTGGCTGGACTGAGGTTTTGCCAGACTGATCCAGTTGGAGCAGGTGCCGTTTGTCCTGCTGCCCAACGTGGTGCTTGGTAACTGTAAGCAGCCAGATATTGCGGTGCAAGATATATGCCAGCAGTGATTCCCAACGCAGTTAACAATGCAGCGCCGCTGGAAAGTCCGGCTTCAATACTGATCATGCCGCCATCTGATGTGCTGCCGTCATTACTGGCCGTTGAGTCGGCATACAGTGCTAACTTGCCAGACACAGCAGCGGCTGTGACACCAGTGATGCCAGCAGAAACAATGGCTGCTGCCAGTCCTGTCACAGTGTTTGATGCAGATGCTGGCACATACACTTCGGTGTCGTTGATGTTAATGCTGGCTCCTGCAGTCAAACTGCTGGGTGTTGCTGTGCCAGTGAGAGTGGGCCAGGATGTTTTCCAGGCGTCAGACCCAACTCTCGCCCAGGCGTTGGAAGAATTTTTATAATAACCAGGATTCTGATCGCTCACAGTGCTTACTGCGTAGTCACCGATACTGCCAATTGTTTGCAGCGGTACGTAATTGTCAGCAGCAGCGTCAACCACATCATCGGGATCGGTGATTTGAATTGGAGTTTTTACAGTGAATGTGTTTGTTTCTTGATTGAATTCCTGAATGCCCCACACACTGGTGCTGGTATCCAACCAATAGTCACCGTTACTAGGAGCCCCAGTTGGTCTAACCAGGGTCGCAGTCAACTCTGTTAGATCAATATCCACACGTTGTACATAACAACGATTGCTGATGCCCAATGATGAATAAGCTGCAAGCAATCCGTATTCGTTAAGTTCATAACCATTGATTGGTGTACCAGTGGTTGTTTGATAGAAGAAAGGTACTCCATATGTGGCAGCCAAGTCTCGTTGACTGGTGATTAAATAAGTTTTATTGGCATTGGCCACCAATGTTCCAGCAGCAATGGTAAGCCCATCGCTACTTACTTTATTTTGTGCAGTGGCAATTAAAAAATACGGTACTGTGTTTACAGCAGAAGGGATATATTGACTTTCGTCAATAACTGTTACTTCTACGCCTGGTGATACTAGAGCCATGATCAATTCCTTTTCAAGTTACAATATTTATGTATATTGAATAAAAAGGTGACGTTACGGTGCCCTTTGCAAAGGCCCAGTGGCTAAATACCGTATGAGACCCATTTGCCAATCTTGCAATCAGCGCCCATGTGCAATAAACTACATGAAAGACACTGTCACCCACTATCGCAGTCGCTGCGAAACATGTGTTAGAAAAAAACGTGGAATACCATCAAGAAAACCAAGATGGGCTCGAGCAGGATTCAAAAAGAAAATGACCTGTGACAAATGCGGGTTTAAGGCACATTACTCCAGCCAAATTTTAGTATACCACGTGGATGGTGACTTGAACAACACTGGAGTAAAAAATCTAAAGTGTGTTTGTCGAAATTGTGTTGAAGAAATACACAAAGGGCTATTGCCCTGGCTGCCCGGTGATCTACAAGTTGACGGATAGCAACATGTTCATCAATTCAATGGTATTGCGCTGGAGATCCGCCACAGTACCGTTGTTGTCAACAACATAATCAGCCATCCAAATTTCTAACGTCATGCTGGATTTATCTTCTACAGGTAAATGATCGCTGCGATCAACCCAGATGGCATGATCAAACACACGGGTGTTTCGCATGGCATGAAATTCTGATTTGTTACGCAGACCACAATATATGCTGTTCTCAGCAAAGATTTCACGGCCCAATCTTGCATAATCATCTTTACAGTAATCATGGATCATATCATACCATTCTGCTCGGTGATTGTGACGATCTATAAAACATTCCTCGTATGTGCTATATCCATATTTGAGTTTGAGTTCGTTATATATAAACCGTTCGGCACAAAAGTCCGAACTGGAACGAAAACTGTAGCCAAATTCATCACACAAAATATCGCATACTGTGTCTTTGCCATGACGAGCATTGCCAATAATTAACAATTTTGGCAATGTCATTTGAGTGAGGTTACCTTAAGATGATCTAGTGTGCGTTGTAGCATGCCGATTTGTCTGCGGCAATCTTCCAGCGCATGGTGACTGGTGGGTGGAATAGGTTGATCAGGCCACAAGCTAAACACAGTGCGACTATCACGCACCATGTAGTATTTCCAGGGCAATGGCTTGCCATAACTCTTGTAAGCATGCTCCAGGATGTTCATATCGTATGTTGGACCTTGTGCCCAGATTCTGCCAGAGTGCCAAATCAGCCGGCCCAGCCCGTCTAGGGCCTGATCTAGAGGAATACGGTCTTGTTCGTTGAACGCTTCGTCTCGAACCACAGTAGGTTGTGTGGCCCACCAATCAATTGTGTTCTGATCAATAGCCCGGTCTTCTTGACTTTCTAGAGTGACTCTAGCATAGTAACTCTGACCAGAGTATCCTTGCCCAAAAGGATCAAAGCTCTGGGCCGCAATAGTTAGTATTGTAGTGTCTGGGCCTGTTGCAAGCCCTTCTAAGTCGATCATCAAATCTGCCATACTTCAAGTATAACAGAATATCAATAACGTGTCTACTAGGTTTTAGCCAATTACCCAGGTCAAAGGCTGACTTGCATCAACATACATGGTAAGTTGTATCAACAAGGCATCCATTTCAACTTTGGCTTCGCTTTTCATTGCTGTGCCGTTTAGTGTGCCGCCGCCCTGTGGTCCGGCAATGCTACCAAATTTCTCACGTGCTTCTCCCACAATCATCTTGCAGTTTGCAACCATGTAATCTTTGATCCATTGCTGTATTTGAAAATCACCCAACAGATTGAGTTCGGGTTTGAGATTGTAACTCCACAACAACACATTTTCGCCAGTGCCTTTTGGGTCTCTGATCAGCTGTAGTTTTTTGGTAACAGGATTAAACGTATAGTTCATGTAGCCGCCGAACATACGTGCAGCCAATTCAACATATTGGCTGTAGAAGTCATAGGTGGCAAGACCGCCTGCCACATTGAAGTTCATCAAATAAACGTTCATGCTGGCTTGTGAGAATGGGTCAAAGTTTGACGCATACGGGCCAGTGGCATCGCCAAATGTTCTACGAAAAATCTGCCGTACACTTATAATTTCTTGCGGCAGACTATAGATATTGACGTCCTTGACTAATTCTAAAAAACTATAGCTTTCTTCATAGGCATTACTAGCACGTTGACGGTATGTGCCAACTGTTTTTTGATATGCTGCCTCGTAGTGGGCTGGGTCCAACTCAATGTCAATGATCTGATCACCAAGTTGGAGTTTCACATATTCTATTAAATTTTGCTTGAGTATGTCAAGTGAGTTTTGTTGCTGTTCTGCCATTGGGGACTCCATCCCCCTTATTTACCAAGATTTTAGAACAAGCAAGTTCTCTGTGCCGCGACCGTTGAATGCGGTTTCTGTAGTGGTCAAGTCTTTGTACAGCTTGCGTGCCGCTGGCTTGCCTGCTGCCTGCATGGCTCGGATCACTTCTGCAGGTTTGCGTACAGTCTTTTGCTGGCTTTCCGCAGTGTTAAATCCAATAATTGAATTGGATTTTATAGTGAATGCTCCCACGTGACTGTCTGCAACCACGTGTATCAGTTTGCGTTTTTTGCTGTCATACAGCCAGGCTTCTGTCTTGTCCACTAGACTGGCCGGCGGCAATGATTTGAGTTTTAGTTCTGCAAAGTCTGCGAGAAACTTAAATTTAGCGGCTCGTTTTTCCGGGGCCACTACCTTGATTTTGCGTGGTTTGCGTTCGACCTTTTTAATCTGTACATAGGCCCCGCAGTCATTGACCACAGTCTCACAAAATTTTACTGCATTACGCACTTGAATTTTAGTGAGATTTGAATATGCCTCAACCATCTGAGCATCTTTGCCTGCCAACACAGTTTGGTATTCTTTCAGCTTGTTTTTCCAAATGTTAGATATGTAAGAGATCATCTGTGGTGCTACATTTTTACCACGAATCACTGTGATTGGTTTGTAATCTGCAGACATCTTTGCCCCGGATATTACAAACTCGTCAAACATGCCGTCAATTTCTCCGGCACATTCTGACACCTTTTCACGCAGACGATCTTGAATGCTGAGTTTGGCAACCCCGGAGTTGTCTTCAACCTCTGCCTGGGCATCTTGCTTGGATGCCAATAGTTCGGTAATCAAGTTATCAAATTTAATTTGTTCGTGTTCGCTGAGCTCCAGGCCCACCATGCTCATACGGCACAGCCAGCCGGTGGTCAGCCGTATGCTTGAATCAGGCACTGACTTCAATGTACGAACGTCGGCTTTGCGATCATGTGTTTCCAAATAGGAAACAATCATATCACGTGCATCCTTTTTGCCATAAAAATAATTGTACCACGAAAATGCCCGGCTCAATGCACTCACACGATTGTGAATCGGCTGGGTTCTCCAGTCAGGTTCCATGCCCAATACATTGGTATCGGCACTGCGTGGATTCAGCGGTTTAACTGTTTTAACAGTGATGTTAACTGGTTTAACCAGTTTGGTAGATTTAGTAGATTTAGTTGCGATCATAATTATTCCTTACTTAGTTTTGAACAAGTGTTTTATAGCTCAATTGCTCGGCGAAACACAATTTCCTGCTTGGCAAAGGCCTGTATCTCCCAGGGTTGATCCAGGTAAGGGTGCTTGCTAGGATAGAACTTGCCTTTCCATTTTTTGCCCTTGGGCAAGGTCTGCAGGGTGCCATTGGCAAATTGTGCCACGTGAGTGAGCTCGTGTGCCAGAGTAATCCCTAAATTTAAAATGTCCCGAGTGGGTCGGAGTACTACCAAAAAAGTGTCAATTCCTAACAAGGGTATGGTACTGCCTTGCTCCTCAAGTTCCCGGTCTACCTTGATCATGAGCAATCGACGGCTGCGGTCAAGCCCCAGTTGAGTCATCATGCTAGGCAAAATGGCCTCAATATAGCGCCGGGTTTTGGGCCTAGCTTCAATATAGTATTCCATGTGAACCTTTTAATTACTATACAAGTATTATAGCAGAATGGGAATTGTTGGTCAACCTTGCTTTAATTTGGCATAAATCAGGTGTTGTTCTAGATTTTTGAGCATTACCACACACTGGTCGGCTATGTTTTGATAGCGTATGGTGGCACGATGCAGTCGGTTGCATTCTACACCTTCCCGGGACAATGCAGTCAATTGCCGATCTACCACTTGAAGCATTTTGATTAAATCTTTTTTGATCACAGGATTCTTCAAAGTCATAATACTTGTGGACAAAGATTCGGCGTGCTGTAGCAGTTCTTGCATGAACTAATTATATAACCTTTTGAATTATGTGTCAACTGATCCATAAATATAACACTATGCCTCGTTTGTCACTTTACCGCCCTACCCGAACTAGAGATTACCAATTTCTAGACCGAACTATTTCGGAGATGTATACTGTTGGCGGATTAGATCTATTTGTCCACAAGTATCTTGGTCCAGATACTGGTGGGGAAGATTCGGCATTTTCGGGCAACGCTGACGCCACACAACCCGTTTATGACGAATTGAATCCCATGAACATTCAAGACCTGCTGCTGTTGGAAAACAGAGATCGGGTGTATGACGATGATATCTATGTCATGCGTGGCGTGTATAACACTCAAGATATTGACTTTGATTTAAGCCAATTTGGTCT